TTGACTCGAAATATTCACTTGCTCGAACAAGTGCTGAAACAGAGTTAATCGGATTAAAAAACAGTACCGCGTTCGAGATTTATGATTTAAGAATAAAGGCAGAGCAAGAACTCGGCGAGCTTGAGCTTGCGTTTCTATCTTCATTAAATAATATTGATGCTCAGATGAAGATCGACCTTACAGACTTGAACAACGATGTACAACTACAAGTAGACGAGCTTAAAACTGCATTTGATAACTCTCTCACGGCTATAAACGTCACATTAGCCGAGAACCTAAAAACCATGAAGGATGCCTTTGGGGACGCGATGGATGAAATCGACGATCTGTCCATCGAGGAACTCGAGAAGTTGAATGTTCAATTCGCAGAACAAATCGAGGCTATTAACCAAAAGATTGATGCGGATTTGGAAACCATGGTCCAAATGTTTGCAGAAACAGGACAAGAGATTAAGGGGCAGACAGATGAAGACTTAACTACCCTCAAAGATAACTATGGAACATCCGGTGCGACGGCCGTTGCCAACTTGGCCTCGGGGATCCTTTCGGAGCTCCCGACCGCTGAGTCTGCGGCTAAAACTTTAGTTGATGGTGTACTTGCGCAACTCCGAGTATTGATAGACGGATTCTATGCTATGGGCGTCGCTTCGGCTTCGGCGTATACTGCAGGAATAAACATGACAGAAAATCCGAGCGTGGACATAATTGGTCAAATCAGCGGATCTCGGCTCGTCACTAATGTTGGGACTTTAGGGTCTGCGGACATAGTTAAAGCGAATACACTATCTCTTAACAACCTTGCGATAAGCTCTCCAACACCCATTCAAACCAGTCAAAATGGAAGTAAAATTACAGATATTACATACACTCAGAACAACTATTCGCCCAAAGCTCTATCGAGACTTGAAATATATAGAGACACAAAAACACAATTAGCCACACTCAAGGAGGCGGTAAGTCAGATATGATACAATCCATAGCAATCACAAACCATTTAAATGACCGCCTTGTAATTGATATGAAGAGGCCGAGTTACGCAAAAGGTTTTTACATTAAAAATATTACTGGTCTTGATCCTGTCAAAGCAAACATTAACATATCCGATTATTCAATAGTCGATGGGGGAGCTTTCAACTCAGCAAGGCTCCCTCCTCGTAATATTGTACTTAGACTGGGGTATCTTAATGTCGGGACACCAACTATTGAGGAAATACGTCAATCGTCCTATACATATTTTCCAATTAAAAAGCGCGTAAAACTTGAAATCTTTTCGGATCGTCGGAAATGTGAGATCTACGGATATATTGAGCAGAACGAAATTGACATCTTTAGTAGAGACGAGGGTTCGATCATCTCGATAATGTGTCCGGATCCCTATTTCTACTCGAGCGAAGATGGAGAAAATACGACTATATTTTATAGTGTTGTTGATCAATTTACTTTTCCATTCTCTAACGAATCCACAACTCAATCTCTTATCATTATGGGCGCAGTCACAAATCAACAAGAAGCCAATGTAATCTACAAGGGCGATGCAAACATTGGAGTCACTATGGCTTTCTATGCAAGGGGCGACGTTAGTAATATTTCTATATACAACATGGTGACACGAGAAGAAATGTATTTGGATATAGAGTTAATAGATGGTGACGAATTATTCGTATCTACAAATAAAGGCTCGAAATCGATAACTCTTTTTCGAGATGGAGTATATTTTAACGCCCTTGTCGCACTGGACATAAACAACAGTGTGTGGTTTCAGCTGTCTAAGGGAGACAACTTGTTTTCTTATGCGGCAGAGGAGGGGTTAGAATACTTACAGCTCAAAATCATGAACAGAGTCTTGTACGAAGGAGTATAATATGGAAGTATACGTATTGAATAAGGACTTTTATCCCATTTACTCTATAGATTCCTATGAGTCTCTTTTGTGGACTGAGAGATACGACCAGTACTCGGACTTTGAGCTTGTATTACCCGTACAGAATGCCGCTTTGGACCTTTTAAGACCTGGCAATTATATTGTGAAGACCGATTCCACAAAGACTATGATTATCGAAGATGTACCAATTGAGAACGATGTAGAGGAAGGCGACCGCGTAATCATCTCAGGACGCTCCTTAGAGTCCATATTGGACCGACGAATCATATGGTCCCAGAGACTGTTGGATATGAACCTTGAGGCTGCTATATTTGCCATCCTGAACGAGAATGTGGTATCCCCAACGGTCTCAGCACGTAAGATTAATGGTATCGTACTACAAGCATCTGGCGATTCGAGCATAACTGGTACCACCGTCAAGAGCCAATACCATGGAGAAGAGGTCTATAGGGTCGTAGAAGAGCTCTGTAAATTACATAGTATTGGTTTCAAGATAGAACGGGACGCTTCGAATCAAATGATATTTCAACTATACACCGGCGTTGATAGGTCTCTCGGTCAAACGGCTAACTCGCCCGTTATATTTTCACCAGAATTTGACAATCTCATTAGGTCAAATTTTATCGAGTCTACAAAAACCTATAAGAATGTCGCACTGGTCGGTGGAGAGGGAGAGGGTACAGATCGCAAGACGGTTACGGTCGGCGATAACACACTGACTGATTTAAATCGCAGAGAGCTCTTCGTCGAAAGTCTTATTTCGTCAAATAATGATACAATTACGACCACGGTTTACAACCAACAGCTTGCGACTCGAGGGGAAGAAGAGTTGAACTACTATTCTCTTGCCTATACATTCGAAGGAGAAGCAGAGCCGTTCAGTATGTTCAGGTATGGCGTCGACTATTTTATCGGGGATATCGTTCAGATGATAAACGAATATGGCATTGAAAACCGAGCAAGAATTTCAGAACTTATAGCTTCTTACGCCAAAGAAGGTATGAGTCTAATACCAACTTTTACTGTTATTTAGGAGGCACGAACAGATGGCAATAAAATATGGGTTTTATAACTCAATAAGCGGCGACCGTACGTATAACGCTACGGACTTTGGTTCCATATTTGACGGAATCATCAGAGATGGTGTATTTGAATCGGTTTATGATAGATTTGAGATAACAATCGGGTCCGGATTATCGGTCAACGTAGGTAAAGGAAAAGCGTGGTTTAACGATACTTGGCTTGAGAGCGATTCAGTATATCCTGTAACTTTCACAGAAGCCGAGTTACTTTTAAACAGAATAGATGCAATTGTCCTGGAATTCAATGCATCCGAAGCAGTCCGTGAGAACACCATCAAAGTCATTCAAGGAAATCCGTCCTCCTCTCCTGTAAACCCGACTTTAACTCGTACCGGCCTTATTAATCAATATCCTCTTTGTTATGTCAACATCCCACCGAAAGCAACGAGTCTCGTAGCTGGCGATATAGACATCCGTATCGGGACGATCGACTGTCCGTATACGATCATAGAGAGTGGAGAAATTCCGAGTCTTGATGAAATTACCGCCCTGATCTCAAAAACCAATCTGATAGTCACAAATGGGGACGGATACAAAGTCCTTACAAACAAGGGACAATACAAGAGTCTCGAGCCTGTTGAACTTACACCTTTAACTTCTAGTGGATACTTTAATCCGACCCCTTATCTATCAACATATTCTCGCTTCTACTTTGTATTATATGGGGCTGGCGGATCGGGCGGTGTCGGTGGTTCCGATACGGAGGGAAACATACTTGTTGGAGGCGGTGGAGGTGCAGGTGGCAAAACAATAACCCCTCCGCTTATAGTACCCAGCTCCGTTGCTTATACCGTTGGTACTGCAAGTTATAAATCGGCGGGCGGGGACACGAAGCTTCTGGGGTATACCGCTGGAGGGGGGGGAGCTGGGTACTCTCCACCAACATGTTCTGGGGGTGCTGGTGGAACTGGAACAACGAGCTATGGACAATCGGGCACCAATGGGGGCCCCCGTGGGGGAACAGGCGGAAGCTCCGATGTAGGGCAAGGTGGAACCACCGGTTATGGGACTGGATATGCGTCTGGAGGTAGTGGTAGTTCGAGTACAGAACCCAACAACGGACGACCCGGACTTATAAAAGTCTATGGATTATATATATGAACGTGGAGGAATGATATGAATGTTGCGTTAATAAAAGATGGGGTAGTTGAAAATGTAGCTATATTTGATACATTACAAATTGCCCTGGATATGCGGAAAGATCTCGGTATGGATGAAATGATAGAGGTGCCCGACGAGGTTGTGTGTAATATTGGTGATCTCTATCAAGATAACATATTCATATCGATGCAACCAGAGGCTCCAGTTTCGGTTCCGATTTCGGCTCCAGTCTCCGAAGAACCTGCTGGGCCGTCCGAAATCGACCTTTTAAAAGTCAAGGTAGAAGCTCTAACGGAGCATAATAGCTTCCTCGAAGAATGTATAGTCGAATTGGCGTTAGCTCTGTACGAATAATCTATTTATATTTAGGAAGGGTAACACTATGATAGCAATTTTACTCGCCCAATGGGTAATTCTTGAGAAATTAACCTTTGATAAGGTTCCTGCTATGCTAAAATCGCAAGTAAAGGACATACTTATCGATAAAGGTGTCGGATATTTAGCCAAATAAGAGTAGCAAAACGCAAGAAAAACATCCTTTATAATAGAAGAAATAAATTATTTAGGAGATTTAAAATGAACAACGAAGGAATCGGAATAATTAAAGAGGACGTTTGTGAAGAATTAAACAAGATGTCGTTCAGGTATGATATGGTAGATGTATGCTTTGATATCGAACCGAAAGGTTTGGTGCTAGCGGGGCTATCGAAATGCTTAAACGAACTTGGTGACGGCGCAGAACTCAAAGATTACGAAATGGTTATAACGAACATTCGAATTGATTTCCAAAAGATTTAAAATTACATAGGGAGAAGTCCAACAAGGCTTCTTCTTTTTCGCAACAAAAACACACCATATAATAGAAGATAAGAGGATTGGGTTTAACTCCCAACGACTTGCCAAGGTCGAAGTTTAACGATTGAACACTCATCTTCTAAATCTTTTATATTTTACAAAGGAGGATAGACTATGAAGGATGTTGAATTTATTAAACATGCTGAGGATACTTTCGAACGGTGTCTGACACTTTTAAAAAAGAAAGGAGAAGAATACTCACAGGACAAACTCACTGACGATCGCCTTGCATCATTTAGGTTGGGCGGAGCAATTCAGAATATTTCACCTAAAGAGGCATTACTTGGTATGATGGCAAAACATCTGGCTTCTATTGTCGACATGTCCAAAAGGAATACTCAAGCAGAACAAATTGCATTGTGGAGAGAAAAGACTGGTGACACAATTAATTACTTAGTGCTCCTACAAGCCCTCGTGGAAGAGGAAGCACAGCGCTCTACTATTGAATAACTTGAAGATAATATGTCGAAAGTAGTTTCCGTATATGGGTACGACGGTAAAGGGCCATCCCTGAGTACGACAAATAATAATATATCTACCCAAAATATAAAAACAGAAGGGAAAATAAAAGATGTCAATACCAGAAGTCGCAAAAAACCTCGGGGGCATATTTTTGAAAAACAGTCCGAAAATCCTTACGGGACTAAGCTGTGCCGGGGTTCTAACTACTACTATCCTTGCGGTAAAGGCCACTCCCACAGCGATACAATTAAAGGAACGTCGAGAGAAAGAAGAAGGAAAACTTTCTAAGCCAGATATTATCAAGACGACTTGGAAATGTTATATTCCCGCCGCAGTTGTTGGTACTGCGACTATTGGCTGTATCATAGGTTCAAATGCTATAAGTAACCAGCGTAATGCGGCCTTAGCGGCATTATATTCTATAAGCGAGACGGCATTCCGCGAATACCGGAGCAAAGTAGTCGAAGAAATCGGCAAGAACAAAGAAACAAAGATTCGAGACGATGTAATGGCGGATACAATCAAGAATAATCCGTCTACTCCGGGAAACATTATTTTCACCGGAAAAGGGGATGTTAAATGTTTCGACAAGTTCACAGGACGATATTTTGCGTCAGACATCGAACATATTCGACAAACGGCGCATGAACTCAATCGGCGTTTGAGGGAAGAAATGTGGATTCCACTGAACGATTTCTACTACGAGCTCAACCTCGAAGCAGTCGAATCTGGGGACATAATGGGCTTCGACATCGACCGCGGTTGGATTGAAATTGACTATTCGTCTCATCTAGACCACGAAAATGTACCATGCTTAGCATTATCTTACAAAGTCTATCCGAGGTATTGCGACAAATGATTACAAATTCGTAACAATAACATCTCCTATAATGAGAAGTTATATTTTTATATAAAAGGAGAAGGTTATGAAGATTATATCTAAAAGTATGAAGCGAAAACTTAAAGAAATGCGTGGTCCAATTTTGGAACAGATGAGTATCGAACAGGCGTTCCAGGCAGATCTAAGAAAAGCTATGGTAAGAACGACGGATGAACAAGAGATCGCAAGAACAAGAGTACTCTTTAACGAGAGCGTTAGACACTGGGAGGTGTTGGCGGCATCGTTACAAGAGTATAATGACCTTAGTAAAGGCGAATGGAAAATCAGTCCGGATACGGTACTTGTGGTAGCAGGGAATCTACTGGGAATACTATTAATACTCACGTACGAGAAAGCGGATTTCATCACATCAAAAGCAATAAACTTTATATTGAAAGGAAGGGTCTAAAGGCCCTTCTCCTTTTTTGATTCTTAGGAGTAATTTTTAATGAGAAGATACACGCTTATAAACTTTATATTTGACGCAATTCTGACGGTTGTCACAGGAGGCCTATGGCTTATATGGATATTCGTAAGGGAATCCCGTCGCAATAAGTAATAATTAAATAAAAGGAGAATAACAACATGCCTTCGATAACCGACATTATCATCAATGTGCTTTTAAAAAAAGGACTCATTGGCGAAGTCAGAAACTTCGAAACCGAAATCGACATACCACAAGAAAACGGCAAATCTCCAATAAAGATGGTTATTAAATCGGACCATCTACGTATACGACTTGACACAGGTAAAGACAAAGAATAAGTCGCCTGCCTGTAAAGAAAGGAGTACAACCATGCCCAATTAACTTTATATTCTACAAAAGAGGAGGGGACAATATGTTCAATTAACGTTTTGAACTTGTAACATAATATTAGAAAGAAGGATACATAATGCATGTATTGAAATGGATTATTGCGAACTGGCACGATATCCTCGTTGGTATCGTCCTAATTGCCGCGGTTATAACCGGCATAACGCAATGGGTGAAGAAGAAAGGGCCGATATTTTCGGCGATGTCAACAGCTGAAAAAATGGCGTATATCACCAGACTACTGACCAACCTCATCCCCATCGCCTTGGTCTTAGTCACAGATGCCGAGATCGAATACGGTGGTGGGACAGGTCAACTTAAACGTTCGTATGTTATTGATGAGCTGTACAAAAGAATCCCAGACGAGTATAAAAAATATATTACTGAAGAAAACTTAGATACAATACTAAATAAAGCTCTGACCGAAGCCAAAGTACTCTGGGAATCCAACGAACATTTAAAGAAACTGATTGAGGGTATGTAAATAGCGTAGTTTAATGTTTAAAATTAGAGGTGTAAAATGGCAAATAGAACCGTTAATGTTGTCTATTTCAAGAAAAGTAAGCGATTAATCTATAAAGATATTGTAATCATCAAAGGAGGTTACGATCTTAAACCAGAAATTGCATCGCAAATTTTACATTGTTTATCCTCGAAACGTCTTGTTTATGGAATGGAATATTGTTTACATATTTACCGCGACAAAAACCCCAACATTTATACCATATATGTGGTCCATGTAAGCAAATAAAACATGCCCTATAATGAAAGGGAGGTTTTATATTATGGAACAGAAACTTAATATGGTTAAAGAAGGGGTAAGCATTGTCGTATCGATTGGTGTTGGCATCCTTGCGGGTAACGCAATCTTGCTATGTAAGCCGAAAAAATTAAATGCATTGAAAGCAGTAGCAGTTAAAGTTGGAAGCGTAGTAATAGCGGATTTGGTTAGCGTGAAGGCTGTCGAACACTTCGAAGGACAATGGGACGAGTGCTTGACCAAATTACGAGAGTTCTTCGGAAAGAAAGAAGACTGAACAGAAAGGAAGCTGAGATAATCTTAGCTTCCTTTTCATGTTAAATCCGTTCGTCGCAAGAAAAACAGACTATATAATGAGGAGTTACTAAATGTATAGTCTAATGGTAAGACGCCGAGATACAATCTCGGAGACGCGTGTTCGAAGCCGCTAACTGACTCTTCAAATTTTATATTTTTTTTAGAAAGGAGATTATTTAGTGTGAACATCATTCCGGCAAAAGGTATAAACTTAAAGGACTATCCAGTTTCAATACTTGATAATAAGTTTTGGCGGATAACCGAGAAAATCGATGGCGTACGGAGATTATTTTACAAGGATAAGTCAGGACAAATAACTTGTGTAAGTAGAACAAACAAAGTGGATAAATGGCTCGTCCATATTACTGAGTTCTTAGAAGCTCCGTGGTTCCCCACCAACACTGTCTATGACTGCGAGTTGGTCGATAGGGGATTATATTTTGCGCATGTGGATAGCTTCCTTTTACGTTCAGAAAGTTCGGCAAAGGCTAGTCAACAATTCTTCGATAACAAGAAAGACCTAATGGCTATTTGCTTTGATATTTTCTCACCGGATGGGGATCTCAGGACGGGAAAAGAAAGACACCAAGAGATGATAGAAATCTTTGCCGGAGGTACACTAAAGGATCCCGCCATTATGGTCCCTCATCTGGGAAATGTTTTCGGAGCCGACATGGATATTATTAATTCTGTAATGAATGAAATTAGTAAAAAGAACGGCGAAGGTATTATGCTAATGGATATGAATTCCATTTATATTCCAGGCGAAAGTAACAATCTTGTCAAAGTCAAGAAGATGAAAGAATTCGTAGGACGCGTTACAGACGTTATAATGGCCCGTAGCGGCACGAAGATTGAGGGTGGGGTAGCTACTCTCATATGCGCTGTAGAGGGCTGTACGGTCCCTGTGGGCGTCGGTAGCGGGTTTAACAACGAGATGCGATACTATTTAGCTGAAAATAGCCCAATCGGTAAGTTTATAGAGATTGAGGCGTTCTCATATAGCCAAGATAAGGCCGGAAACATATCTTTGAATCTCCCTATATTCAAAAGACTAATCGACGATAAGGAGTAAAACAAGATGAAAAGAGTTAAAAGTGCAAAGGACAAGGCTTGGGATAGGGAAAGAATAGTATGGAGAAATCGAATAGACGAAGCTCACGAGAAGGAGAGAGAATCTCTTTACCAACTCAGTAAAGCCGAGAACAAAATCAGGAGTCTCGAAGATTGGGTGGAAAGATTAATGGCATTTATTGACTTGCCAGAAAACGAAATCAATCGTCTAATTAATATTATGGAACGCGAAGAACAGAAAGGAGACGAACTTAGTAACATATATCGTCCATTGTTTTCAGACTCGCTAACGGTGGTCCCGTTCACGCCAAAATACAGGCGAACGTAATTTTTTGGAGGAGGAACCAAGAATGATTATATTTGAAAATACTGAAGTTTATGGCTGGGAACATGCGATTCGCGGGATGAGAAACCCAATGAATAGTTGGGACAGGATGGATAGTAACCTATCAGCTGCAAAGGACGAAATCGGCGATAACGACCTTGAGCTCATGCTTATGCTCGCCAATGGTGGTCCAGTCCATGCCAAATACAGGCGGATGATAGTCGTATATGTAGACATCGTTGCTCCGCTATATTGGTGGAAGGAATTTGATACTTATAAAGTAGGTACGGTGGCTAACTCGTGTTCTACCATGCATAAGATTCATGAAAAGGAATTTACAATCGATGATTTCTCACATGAGCACCTTGTCGGAGACAACGAGGACGGTTTGTTTGACAACGCATTAACTCCAATCGAAGAGTATGATGGACAAGAGCAATATTGGTCTCCATTTGATATTTTGAGGACCACTATAAAAGCACTTAATCAAAACCGTAAAGCATATATCGAAATTGTAGAACAGCTTAGAGGCGATCGGACTCTTAATAAGAAATACTGGTGGCAAATGATTCAGCTACTTCCCTCATCCTACAATCAACGGCGAACCATTATGCTCAATTATGAAGTGCTGGCTAATATTTACCCAATGCGAAAACATCATAAACTTGACGAATGGAGGGCCTTCTGTGAATGGATAGAAGACCTTCCATATCCTCAGATAATAACGGGTGAATGAAATAATCAAGTGTTACTTTTCGTAGTAATAACATTGCCTATAATAGAAATAATATTTAAAGGAGAGTATATTATGAGAATCGAAACTATGAAGGGTATCGCAAAGGCATTTGCAATAACACAAGCAGTTACTGCGCCGGCATTAATGGTAATTGGACACTTTACAAACAAACCGATATTAAGAAATATTGGAGTTGTTTGGTGTGGACTGGTTACACTTGAAACGGCAAGAACTACTGCGAACGCAATTGACGTGTTACACCGAGAAATAGAGGGGTCAATCGAAATACTTGTCGAATAAATTAAAACAAAGAGGAGAGCTAAGGCTCTCTTTTTATATTTTAAGGAGATATAATATGTTAGATGTATGTGGCGTTTGTAAGTTAACAAGTATTTGTAAATATAAGGAAGAAATGAATAAACTACAAAAGGGGATTCGTGAGGCTACTTACGAACACGACGGTAAAATTTTATACATACAGGATGCTACCTTTATCGAGCCGATCCGCCCTATCTGTCGATATGTTCAATCGCAGGGACTGGCGTTGAGGAAAGAGATGAAAGTATAGATTGGAGTGATATTTTTAAATGAAAGAAACTAAACTCACAAGGGATTTTCCGTCCAACTCGGATAAATCAAAGAGTCAAAAAGAGACTCCGGGAAAGATCCAAAAAGTCCCAGAGATTCCAAAGTGTCAACCAATTGCCCATGGAGCAAAGACAAAGAAATCGTTCTTCTCAAAATTCTTGAGCGACGGTATAAAAGACGTCGGGGGCGTCGTCCTAAATGATATTTTGATACCGGCCGCTAAGTCCACTCTGTACGACATTATTACAGGCGGCGCATCCATGTCCCTATACGGGGAACGACGGAAAGGTAATAATTCTACTTATCGAGACGGGGGACGGACTTATGTCAGGTATGACAACTATCACAACAAAGGCGATGACCGACGGGAAGGTCGAGAAATAAGTCAGACGGCAAGAGCCAGACACGATTTTGACGATATTGGATTTAACACTCGAGGCGAAGCGGAAGGTGTCCTGAGCGCCTTGGTGGACCAAACAATCGAATACCGAGCAGCCACGGTCGCAAACTTCTATGAACTCTCAGGTATAGAATCGACATTTACGGACTGCAACTACGGATGGACAGACCTACGCGATGCATATACCGAAAGAAGTCGGAACAAATATATTATCGTCTTCCCGCCCCCGAAGTCACTAGATTAAAGGAGAAATGATGGTCGAAGAAAAAGATACCGAACACTATTATATTTTAAACTTACCGGAGGACGAAATAGTAGTTCTCTCGGATTATTGGATATGCCCAAAATGTGGAGCATATCTTGATTACGGGGAAGCTTGCGACTGTCACAAAGAAAGGAAAAGGTATTTAAATGTTAATAACAAAAACAATAACGGCCGTTACACCAAGGTATGCAGATAATGGGTCGGCAGGCATGGACTTGTATGTAGATACGGCAGAGGAATATGAGCTCCAACCAGGGCAAACATATTTATTACCGACTGGTATTCGGGTGGAAATACCACGAAATCATTTCGGAGCTATTTATCCCAGAAGCTCTCTTCATAAAAAAGGACTAACGCTTGCCAACAATGTTGGGATTATAGATAGTTCTTATAGAGGGCGAATCTTTCTTCCAATAAAAAACATATTTTCAGACGTAATTCGCATCAACGGTCAGTGGGGACTTCGTGTCCCCCTGGCTCAGTTGATCATCCAGCCCTATCGTTTTGAGAAAGTGGAAGTCGTGGATGAAGGTAAACTTAGCGAAACTACTCGAGGAGAAGGAGGGTTTGGGAGCACTGACGGAAAAGTACAGGACAATACATTAATATAAAGGAGACAATAAACATATGCACGACAATGAAAAACTATTTTATCAATCACTAATGTTATTACAGCAAAGGTATCCCGAACAATACAAAATGAGCGGATTTTGTGATATTTTAGAAAGTGCCGATGGAGAATACGGTATTATAGTACCAAAACTCCAGAAAGACGAGAAGAAAGATGACGGCAATGCAAACACAAGAGACCGCTACATAGGTATTTTACTGGAAGAGTTTAATAATCCGGTCAAAAAAATCGAAAATTACAGAATTTTGTTCAATAAGATCTGTGATATTTACGGAAAGAGCGACGCTTTTGCTTTCTTACAAGATGACATCATAGGAACACTGTACGTCCATAACTCCACTAACATCTCAAGTAAACCTTACTGTTTTGCCTACGACTTTAAAAGACTTGCCGAAGAGGGCGCGTTCTTTACTGATATCGCAGACAAGCCAGCTCAACATCTGGATGCTTTTATACAACACGTCATTGAATTCGTGGCGGTGACATGTAGAGAGACGACCGGAGCCGTTGGAATGCCGGCTTTGTTACCCTACATGTGGTATTTCTGGAATAAAGATAAGGAAAATAACTACAGTAACGACCCTGACCGATATTTGAAACAGCAAATTCAGATGCTTATATATAAGCTCAACGGTAGTGAAATGCGTATAAACGAGAGTGCATTCACAAATATATCTGTAATGGACGAGTCGTACCTGGAGAAGTTCTTCGGTGACAGACTATTCCCGGACAGAGAACCTGTAATCTATCATATCGATGACATTGTGGAATTCGGAAAGACATATCTGAGACATACAAATGATATTCTCAGAGGTAAGGTCATGACTTTTCCCGTGGTCACCGACTGTCTACTGTATGACGACGAGAATAAAAAGTTCGTGAACGAAGAAACAGCACGCGATTATAGTAAAATTAATATGAGATGGAACAACGCTAACATATATTGTAGTACAGACATATCTGCTATAAGCAGTTGCTGTCGTGTCGTTAGTAATGTTGACACAATCAAAGAAAAACTTAAAGGTTTCAGCAATTTTATCGGTGGTTCCGATTTAGACGTCGGGTCGGTGGGTGTAATTACCGTTAATATTCCTCATCATGCATATGTAGCAGATGGAAACATCGATATTTTCCGTAAATCTATGGAGATTTCAGTTCAAAGAATATGTAAATATTTACATTGTATTCGCGAAGTCATAAAAGATCTCATTAGTATAAACGCTTTGAAGATTTATCATCTAAAAATGGTCGAACTTGCGAGACAATTCAATACCGCAGGCTTCATAGGCCTTTATGATGCCGCTAAGATACTCGGTGTGATTGATATTTTAGCATTTGAGACGGAAATCTTGGGAATATTTAACACCATTACGTCCGAGTTCAGCGAAGATAAGGACTATTCTATCAATATCGAGCAAATTCCCGGTGAATCTGCTTGTGTTAAGCTCGCAAAGAAGGACAAAATAACCTTTGGTGAGAGCGCAGTATCTACAAATTGCTATAGTAATCAGTGGGTTCCCCTTTCCGAAGACTGTTCTATATTTGAACGTGCTAAGTACGCCTCGGTTCTGGATAAACTTTGTGGCGGAGGGAGCATTTTGCACATTAATATTGATGCGCCCTTGCAGAACGAAGAGCAGGACTGGCAACTTCTCAACGATTTAGCCGAAATGGGTGTTATATACCACGGTAAAAACTGCAAAATCGACGTATGTGAGCTCGAACACGGGTTCCACGGCGATACCTGCTGGTGTGGACGACCCAAATGCGGCGTTGCCACGAGGCCTGTAGGGTTCATAACACTTGTAAAGAACTGGATTCCGTCAAGACAGGAAGAATTCAAGACCCGAAAATGGGCCAAGTCGAGTGATATTTAGTCAATAAAGGAGTGTATAGATGGATAACAAATACGAGATCGATTTTATACTATATTCCAAACCCAAATGTGGCAAATGTGAAATTCTAAAACGAGAATTAACCCGGGAGGGATGTTCCTTCATCGAGTCCGAAAATTACCCGTCCCACATTATGGAATTACCATACCTTATATCTAGTCTGGGCGATGAATACAATTTCGTTAATGCAATGAATATGGTACATAAGATACGGAGCGCGAAGGGAGGAACATGAAGTTAAAACAAATTGTTGACGAAGTGTTCGGAGATTATAAGGAGTGTGGAATGCTTCTTATATTTCCCTCGTGTACTTGGAAGTGTGAGGGTTGTCAAAACAAACATCTTGCACTTTTGCCGACAATAGACTTTCCGGACGATGATATTTTAGAAAGATACATAAGTAATCCTTTCAGTAGATGTATTATATTTGGCGGGTTGGAACCACTTGATAGTGTTTGCGACATCGCCAAGTTTATACGATATTTGATGAAAATCGGGGCGAATCCCCTACTTGTAGTGTATACGGGGTATGAGCTCCTCGAAGTAAATGATATTTTACACACGACATCGTTGTGGGCTCTATTTAAAAAATACAGCAATGTCGTTTTAAAGTACGGTCGGTATGAACAAGACGGCGAGGCGTGTTTCAACAAAGCTCTCGGTATAAACCTTGCGAGTAATAATCAGAGCACTATTGACTTTCGCAGTGATATTTTATAGCAAGAATAACATCCCCTATAATAGAAATAATTAAGGAGGATATATTATGAAACCTATGAATTGTCGTCAAATCGAGACAAGTCGTGAAATCAGACTTTGGATCACAGGAATTTTAGGTCCCGTCATTTTGGGCGGAGCATCAATAATTGCTAACAATCCGGAGGTACAAACGGCGATTGTCGAGAAAACGAAGGAGGTATTAGGTAAAATAAAATCGAAGTTAATTAGGAAATGAGACGAGGGGCCCGATAAAAGGGCCTCTTTTCGTATCAAAAACATACTCTTTAATAGGAGGGATGTAAATGATATTTTTATTAATAATAATCTCGGTCTTAGGCGTTATATTTTGGGCAATTGCCGAATTAATAAGCACATTAGCTGCTATAGTATTCGTGATTGTTGCCGCAGTTGTAATACTAAGACTCGCGAAAGATGTACTAAAATAACTATTGAACCGACAAGAGGATGGCTAAACAGAGGCTATCCTTTTTTCGCAAGAATAACACCTCCTATAATGAGAACATAATTTTGGGAGGAGATTTTATGAAGAAATTTGAATTTGGTCTATTCGCGTTATGCGTGCTCATAGGAGGATATATAGGTTCCATGTTTGGAATTGCTATCGCAATATGCGCATTCATGACACTTGATGGACTAGCCGAAGAATTACTTATTAGGTCACGTGAACAAAAGATGCGATCAATTATGAAAAAGGAGAATAAGTAATGTTTTTAGAATTAATTGTAGGTTTAGCTATTATTTATCTAGTGTGGAAACACTATAATAAATACAAAGGCAACTGAACATTAATGGGGGAACATTGCTTCTCCCTTTTTCATATTTAAATCGCAGTAATAACATTCCCTATAATGAAATAAACTATATTTTAGGAGGAAATATTAAATGGATAACGAAGAAATGAATTGTTCGGAAGAAGAAATCGAATTCGAGATAATCGATGAAGTAGAAGAGGAGGAGGTTAAACCCGAGAAAAAGAAGTGGAGTTTGAAGAAACGACTATTGGTTGGAGGTGGAGTTCTTGTTGGTTTGGTTTTAGGCGCATTAGTGCTTGGGTCAAAGCAACAAACAACTGTAGAGCAACTAACAGATGATTCGGACGACAACACCGAAGAAGAAAGTGATGAGACCGAGGCCGATGACTACACCGAGCCCGAGTCGGAAGAAACAGAAGAATAGGAAGTCGTACATTTGATAACGACTAAAAGTTTAAAGGAAAGGAAAGATTCGCACCAGCGGGTCTTTTCTTTTATATTTTTTGAGGAGGAGATATGAAAGATTTCTTTAAATAAAATTGGTATCCTATTTTAGTTCTAATTATTCTTTGGATTGTAACCATAATTACATTGTTATTACGTATATTTAATTAAATTATTTATTTTAAAGGAGCTTTATTAATGAAAAACTTAAAAGCTATTTGCGGAACTGTTTTGTTCACGCTTAAAAAGCATTCGCCCGAAATACTTATGGTAACGGGCATTGTAGGCACCGGTGTAAGCGCCGTAATGGCCTGCCGCGCAACCCTTAAATGTCACGAAGTTATTGAAAGACATGAAGAAAAGATGGACGCTGTCCTCGAGTGTATTGAAAAAGCCGACGTGGACGAATATACCGAACAGGACGCCAAACAAGATCGCGCTATAATAGCCATACAGACCGGATTTGATTTCGTTAAACTCTACGGTCCGTCTGTAACCCTTGGTTTAGCATCTATTGGATGCATACTCGGGGCTCATAATATTATGAAGAAGAGAAATGTCGCATTAATGGCCGCATACCGAGTGGTCGAAGAGGCTTTCTCGAAGTATCGCGACCGTGTAAAGTCAGATTTAGGCGATGATAAAGACCATCATTTCAGATACGGCACAGAGGTTGTCGAAGATAGCGAAGTAGTCGTTGACGAAAGTACAGGTAAGAAGAAAACTGTAAAAACAGAACGACAGACTCTCAACGGAGTCGTAGGTTCGATGTATGCAAGAGTGTTTGAAGAAGACAGACCCGATAATCATGGCGGATGGATTGGAAGCAGCCAATGGTGTGTGCACCACGACTATAACCTGAGTTTCCTGAA